GGCTATGGCTGCTGTGGTGTCACGCCTGGGCGCACAGGATCGTGCTGGAGCGCCGCAAAGAAATCGCATCAAAGCTGGAAGATTTTGAGAAGGACGGCGACCTCACCATCGTCGATAAACCAGGCCCAGACGTGAAGGCAGTCGCCGACATTGTCTGCCGCGTTCGCGACACCGGTCTGCTGCCCGAAAAGCACGGCATCGGCGTCGACGGCGCTGGTATCGGCGCGATCGTGAAGGAGCTGCTCCTGCGCAAATTCTCGGCTGAGCCAGAGCACGACATCGTCGCGATCTCGCAGGGCTGGCGGCTGAACGCGGCGATCAAGGATACCGAGCGCGCGGTGGCCGGCGGCGAGCTGCTCCACGGTGGCCGCCCGCTCATGGCCTGGTGCGTGGGCAATGCCCGCACCTACCAAGCCGGGAATGCGGTCGGCATCAACAAGCAGGTCAGCGGCACCGCAAAGATCGACCCGCTCATGGCGACCTTCGACGCCGCGCAGCTCATGACGCTGAACCCGATTGCCCGCGGCGACTCGGCTTACCAGAGCCGCGGCATTCTCATGATTTAAGGAACCCCATGGAACTTTTCGACGCCCTCCTCGCCACGTCGCACTGGCGGGAGGATCAGTCGCGCCCGTCTAGCGCGTCGGTGTCAGCGGCCCTGACCAGCGCCGACCTGCCGGCGTTCATGCGCGGCGGCGAGACCGCCAGCGGCGAGTACGTCACAGCGTCCAAGGCGCTGGAGAACATGGCGATCCTGCGCTGCGTCAGCCTGATTTCCGAGTCGATCGGCATGCTGCCGCTGAACCTGATCGCCAGGGGCGACGAGAAGGCTTATGCAACGGAGCACGCGGTGCACCGCCTGTGTAAGCACCGGCCAAACGAATACCAGGGGCCGTACAAGTTCAAAAGCACGATGCAGCTGCGGGCGCTCCTGCGCGGCAACGCATACGCACGCATCATTTGGCGCGGCGCCACGCCGATCCGGCTAATTCCTCTGGACTCGACCAAGGTGACGCCGCAGCTTAACGACGACTTCACGGTGCGCTACGAATACCGGCGCCCGGACGGCGGAATTCTCACGCTGCCGGCCCGCGACGTGCTTCATCTGGCCGATCTCGCCGATGACGAACACGGCCTGGTGGGCCTCTCGCGTGTGAAAAAGGCACGAGAGGCGATCGGTCTGGCCCTGCAAGCGCAGAAGGCCGCTGGCCGCATCTTCAAGAACGGCGTGATGGCCGGGGGCGCCCTGGTCTACCCGCGCAAGCTCGACCCTCAACAGATCGAAAACATCCGCCAGAGCCTGGAAGCGAACAGCGCCGGCGTGAGCAACGCCCACAAATGGATGGTCCTCGAGGATGGGATCACTGCCGAAAAGTGGGCCAATACTGCGCGCGACTCGGAGCTGGGCGGCAGCCGTGATCACCAGATCGAGGAAATCGCCCGCGCGTTCGGCGTGCCGCGCCCGCTGCTCATGATGGACGACACCTCCTGGGGCTCGGGCATCGAGCAGCTGGGCATCTTCTTTGTGCAATACGGCCTGCAGCACTGGTTCAACATCTGGGAAGACGAGATCGCGCTCAAGCTGCTGAGCGAGAAAGAGCGCGATCTCTACTACGCCAAGTTCAACGAACGCGCGCTGCTGCGCGGCACGCTGAAAGACCAGGCCGAATTCTTCGGCAAGGCCCTGGGATCCGGCGGCAGCCAGCCCTGGATGAAGGCCAACGAAGTCCGCGACCTGCAAGACCTGTCGAAGTCCAACGACCCGGCCGCCAACTCGCTGGAAAGCACCATCACAAGGAAAACGAATGTCCCTGCTGAAACTACCTGAAATCCGGGCCGATGCCCGCATCGCTACTGCGCAATTCGACCTGCGCCAGGACGCGCTGGACACCTGGGAGCCGGGCGTGCGCGCGGCCGCCGACGGCGACGCGAAGACCATCAGCATGTACGCGCCGATCGGCCAGACCTGGGACGGCGAAGGCGTCACCGCCCGCCGCATCGGCGCCGCGCTGCGCAACATCGGCGACAACGACGTGGTGGTCAACCTGAACTCCCCGGGCGGCGACTTCTTCGAAGGGGTCGCGATCTACAACTTGCTGCGGATGCACACGGCGAAAGTCACCATCAACGTGATGGGCATCGCCGCATCGGCGGCGTCGGTGATCGCGATGGCCGGCGACGAGATCAACATGGGCGAAGGCACGCACCTGATGATCCACAACGCCTGGGTGGTCGCCGCCGGCAACCGCCACGACATGGCCGAGGCCGCCGCCTACCTGGAGCCGTTCGACAACGCCATGCGCGACCTGTACGCGGCGCGCACCGGCCTCGACGGCAAGGTGATCGCAAAGATGATGGACGACGAGACCTTCATCAGCGCATCCGACGCGGTCGCCAAGGGCTTCGCCACCGGCAAGCTCGACCGCGCCGCGGTCACGAAAGACACAAAGGCGGCACAGCACATGAAGGTGCTGGCCACCGTCGAGTCCTCGCTCGCGAAGTCCGGCCTGAGCCGCACGGCGCGCCGCGAGACGCTCAACGCCCTATTCAACGGCAAGCCGGGCGCTGCCGTGGAACCTGATGCCACGCCGAGCGCTGGTATCGACGAGACCGCAGCCGCCGCGCTGCAACAACTCCTCAACACCATCGAAGGAAAAGCATGAACACCATTCGCACTCCAATCGCGCGCGGCATCCTGTCGGGCGTCCGCGCCGATTCGGGCAATGTCACGCAAATCGTCCAGCAGCTGCAGCAGGCCTTCGCGACCTTCAAGGCCGAGAACGACCGCCAGCTGACCGAGCTGAAGAAGGGCATCAACGATCCGCTGCAGGCGTCGAAGCTGGACCAGATTAACGCCGAAATCTCCACCCTGCAGGCCGCCGTCGACCAATTCAACACTCAAGCCGCAGCCTTCCAGATGAACGGCGCCGGCGGCGCGCGTGTCCTGGCCGACAAGGAATACAGCGATGCGTTCTCGGCGCACATGCGCCGTGGCGACGTTGTCGCATCGCTCAACAAGGGAACCGCTGCGGAAGGCGGCTTTACCGTCCCAATCGAATGGGACCGCACGATCACCGACAAGCTGGTGATCGTGTCGCCGATGCGCGACCTGGTCACCGTGCAATCGGTCTCGGGCGCCGGCTACAAGAAACTGATCAACATGCGCGGTACCGGCAGCGGCTGGGTCGGCGAGACCTCGGCGCGCCCGGAAACCAATACGCCGCAGTTCGCCGAGCAGGGCTACGGCTGGGGCGAGTTGTATGCCAATCCGAGCGCTACCCAGCAAATGCTGGACGACAGCGAGCTCGATCTGGAGGCCTGGCTGGGCGGTGAAGTGCAGACCGAATTCTCCTTGCGCGAGAACGCCGCGTTCGTCAGCGGCGACGGCGTCAACAAGCCGCGCGGCCTGCTGACCTATGCCGCTGGCGGCACGGGCTTGCACCCGCTGGGCGGTATCCAGATCGTGAACTCGGGCGCCGCCGCAGCCATCACGTCGGACGCCATCTTCAACCTGGTGTACGCACTGCCGGCCGCATTTACCGGCAATGCGCGTTGGGCGTTCAACCGCAACACCCACCTCGGCATCCGCAAATTGAAGGACGGCCAGGGCAACTACATGTGGCAGCCGTCGCTTGCAGCCGGCCAGCCGGCGCAACTGGCCGGCTACAACATCAGCGAGATCCCAGACATGCCGGATGTCGCCGCTAACGCGCTGTCCCTGGCGTTCGGCGACTTCAAGCGCGCCTACAAGGTGCTGGACCGCATCGGTGTGCGCGTTCTGCGTGATCCCTTCACCAACAAGCCGTACATCAGCTTCTACACCACGAAGCGTGTCGGCGGTGGCCTGGAGAACCCGGAGTGCATGAAGTTCATGCGCATCGCAGCCTAATCCACCACCTGTGCGGGCCACTTCGGTGGCCCGTTTCTTTTCAGGAGTACAGATGAAACTCATTGCAATCGCAGCGTTCAGCTGGGCGCACGCAGGCATCGCCGTAGAACAGTTCGAGCCGGACCAGGAAGTCGACACCGACGACCAGGACCTGATCGACACGGCCGTGCGCGAGGGCTGGGCAACGCCCGCAGGCGCGGAGGTGATCGCGCCGGCGCCAGATCCGGAACCGGGGTCCGATCCCGTGCCTGATCCCGCACCAGACCCGGCGCCCGATCCCGCGCCGGCGCCACGGTCGGAACCAGAAACCGAACTCGCCCCAGCACCTGCAGCGGCGCCGTCCGCCGGCCGCAAGAAGAAATAAGCCATGGACGCCCGCACCGCTGCCTGGCTCGCAAAACTGCGTGCCGAGGCCGCGGTGCCCGGCACCATCCTGGTGTGCGCAGGTCAGCTGCGCATGCTCCCCGAAGACATAGTCGGCAAGTCCGACGACGAGCTGCTCGCCCACGTGAGCGCGCTGCTCGAGAAACGATGAAAGGCAGCACATGCCGCAACTCCAGAAATTCCAGGACTTCGCCGAGCAGGTGCTGCGCGCGAAACACGACTTCGGCACGCACGTCTTCAAGGCCGTGCTGTCGAACACGGCGCCGGCCGCGACGGCTACGGTGCTGGCGGACATCGCCCAAGTGAGCGGCGGCGCGTACACCGCCGGTGGCTATGTGCTCGACGGCGTGTCGCTGTCCGAGACCGGCGGCACCGCCAAGGTCGTCATCACCGACGAGGTGATCACCGCCACCGGCGGTGCGATCGGCCCGTTCCGCTACGCGGTCGTCTACAACGATACAGCGACCGGCAAGCCCTTGGTCGGCTACGTCGACCGTGGCGACAGCATCACGCTGGCCGACGGCGAGGCGCTGACCCTCGACTTCGACGCGGCTGCCGGCGTCCTGACCCTGAGTTGAGGCGCGCATGCTCGCAAACTGGATCGCCCAAACCACAGGCACGCCGGGCGCTGGAAACCTGACCCTCGCTGCGGTTACCGGCTTCCCGACGTTCAACGACGTGCTGGGCCTGCAGCGTCGCTTCACCTACGTTATCGAGGACAGCAACGGCCAGCCGATCGAGGCAGGTATCGGCTACCTGAGCGATGCGACGACGCTGGTGCGCGAGCGCGTGACGGCGACCCTCGTCAGCGGCGTCTACGACGACACCTCGCCATCTGCCGCCAACCTGGCAGCGGGCACTTACCGCGTTATCTGCGCCGGCGCTGCCGACGCGATCCAGGGTGCCTCCAAAGGAGTGAACCGGACGCAAGGCGGGACCCAGCGGGCGGTGTTCTCGCAGCATTTCACGGTGAACAACGCCAGCTCAAACGGGATTGCCCTACTTGCGGGGCGCATGCTGTTCATCCCATTTTGGCTGACCTGTTCGGCAGACCTCGACGCTCTCATCGTCCGCTGCGGCACCGGGGTGGCGGGCACGAGCCTGCGTATGGGTGTGTACGACATCGGCGCAGATGGGCACCCGAACAGACTTCTCGCTGAGACCGCCAGCCTTTCCAGTGCAACCAGCGGCGTCGATATCGTGGGTACCGTGCCACAAGTCCGGCTGCAACCAGGCTGGTATATCGTCGCCATCATCAGCGACGGGGCGCCGACGCTCGGTCGCGTGGACAATTCCGGACAGTTGCAATCGTTCCTGGCGCCAGCAGCGGCAAACGTGATCTCGACGAACGGAAGCCTGATCCTTGCAACCTCATACGGCCCATTTCCCAATCCGGCCCCGACGACGATGTCCGGCGGACAGCCGTCCAGCACCGGGGTTCCTGCAATCGCAATGAGGCTCGCATGATCAATTTCAACGGCAAAAACCAGTTCTCCAGTTGCATGCGGTTGATTGAGGTCGCTGGCCATTACGTTCGTCTGGTCGACAACGTGCTGGAGGCGTCCGACCCTGTTGCGGTGCAGTCGATCATCGACAGCTACACCCTCGACATGGCGAAGGCCGAGCGGTCGCTGGCGGTCTCCCTGCATGCGAAGGCGCTGCGCGACAAGGTGACTGCCCCGATCGCTGCCGGTGAGATGGCAAGCTGGCCGATCAAGCGCGACGAGGCGGCCGACTATATGGCGGTGGGCGACGCAGCAACGTGCCCAGCGCTGCGGCAGGAGGCGCAGGCGCGCGGCGTCACCCTGGCTCAGCTGGTGGCGAAGGTGAACAGCAACGCCGCCCGTTTTATTGCGGCGGAGACGGCCATCGGCGGCGCGGACGGAAAGCACCGTGACGCGATCGCGGCACTGGAGACGTTCGACCAGGTGGCCGCCTACGACTTCAGCTCCGGCTGGCCGGAGGTCTAAATGGCTCTCGGCCTATCGCCCGTCGGCATCCGCCCGGTGGGGTTGGGCCCGGCCGCTGCCGCAGCGGTACCGCAGCCCAATAATCCGATTCAGGTAACAGCTGCGGCATTTCAGCTGGCCGGCGGCGACGTCACGATGCGCGTGTCGCGCCGCGTCGCCGTCCAGGCCGCGCAGCTGCAGCTCGCCGTCGCCGACGTCAGTGTCCGGGCGTCTCGCAAGATCGGCATCCAGCCGGCGGGGCTGTCCGCTGCCGTAGGTCAGGTCGACCTGCGCGCGGCGCGGCGCGTGGCCGTCTCGGCCGCCGACCTGGTGCTGCAGACTGGCGCGGCGCAGTTGCGCGCGGCCCGGCGCCTGCCAATGGCGGCTGCCGAACTCACCCTGCAGCCCGGGTCGGCGCAGCTCCGCGCGGTGCGGCGCTTGGTGGTCACTCCAGCGGCCGCCACGCTGACCGGCGGCGCGATCGAGTTCGTCTACGCGCCGGCCGAGAGCGGGAACAGCTACAGCATCGCAGTGGCGCCGGCCGCGCTGGTCCTGACCGGCGGCACCGTCGCCATGCGCGTTACCCGGAAGATCGCTGTGGCGCCGGCGGCGCTCACCCTGGCGGCCGGCGACGTCCAGCTGCTCGTCGCGCGCAAGATCGGCGTCGGCGCCGCAGTCCTGCAGATGGGCGCCGGCCAGGCCCTGCTGCGCGCCACCCGCCGGCTGCCGGTCGACGCGGCCCAGCTGGCGATCACCGGCGGCGCCGTGACGCTCCGCTACAGCTCCCAGGTGGAATACACCCGGGCCCCGGCCGGCAACGGCTATTCGCCGCAGCGTGTCGAGGTGCAATCCAGGCCCGCGCAGTTCGGCGGCAGCCGCCCCGCTTCAATTCAAAGGAACAACCGATGACAAAACGACTGGTGAAGGCGCCGGTGGGCCTGCCGGTGTCGCTGGCGGCCGCCATCTCGAAGGCGCGCGCCGACGGCGCCGGCATGGACGACGAGATCGACCTCGAGGTGCGCGGCATCGCCGGCGACGTGCAACACCAGCTGCAGCGCGCGCTGATCGAGCAGACCTGGGTGGTGACGCTGGACCGGTTCCCGGACGCGATCAAGCTGCCCATGGCGGCGCCGCTGATCGCCGTCGAGCACGTGAAGTACTACGACGTCGACGGCGCGCTGCGCACCCTGCACCCGGACGACTACCTGGTCGATTCGGCGAGCGAGCCGGCCTACGTGCTGCCCGCGCCTGGAAAGGCCTGGCCGGCGACCGCCGACCGCATCAACGCGGTCGAGGTGCAGTACCGCTGCGGCTTCGGGGTGGACCACACGGCGGTGCCGGCGCAGATCCAAAGCTATATCCTGGGGCGCATCGAAGCGACCTACGCGCCGGCCGAAAGCCGCAACGCGCAGTTTCTCGACGGCCTGCTCGATCGCTATCGGGTGTACGGCTGATGGCGGCGCCGGTTCGACTCAACGAGCGCGCGAGCATCCAGAAGCGCGTGCCAGGGCGCGATCCCGAATGGAACACCGAGATTGACACCTGGCTGACGGTGGCGGAGCGCATCTGGTGCGAAGCTCAAGACGTGCTTCCCAGCCGTGCCGAGAAGGTCCTGGAGGGCCGCCAGGTGGCGACGTCGACAACGCGCTTCCGGATCCGCCGGCAGATTGCGATCGCTGCGGACATGCGCGTGATACTGCACGGCAAAGGCGACCGCGTGATGCAGGTGATCGCTGGCCCTGCGCACATGGACGACAAAACGCACGTCGAATGCATGCTGGAGGGCTACGGCGATGGCTGATGAAGGGGCAATCATTGGTGGGCGCGAACTCGACGCATTCCTGCAGCAGCTGCCGGTGAAGGTGGAGAAGAACATTCTTCGCGCGGCACTCCGCGCTGGTGCAGCTGAATTCCGCGATGTGGCGCGCCAGAACGTGCCGGTTGACGAGGGCGATCTGCGTGCCAGCATCCGGGTTACCACCCGCGTCAAGCGCGGCACGGTCTTCGCGGGGGTGAAGGCCGGCGGTCGCCGCGCTCCACACTGGCACTGGATCGAGTTCGGCACCGCCGCGCACAAGATCAAACCGAAAAAGCAGCAAGCCTTGGCTTTCGGCGGCACTGTGGCGCGCGAGGTGGACCACCCCGGCAGTCGGCCGAAACCCTACATGCGACCCGCGTTCGACAGCGGACAGCGCGCCGCGCTCGCCGCGGTGGCCAACAAGATCAGGGAGCGACTCACCCTGGAGGGCCTGAACTCACCAGCACCGGAGGAACGATGAGCGCAGTAAAGGCAGTAATCGCCCTGTTGTTGGCGGCGCCCGATGTCGTAGCCCTGGCGGGAGATCGCGTGTTCCCTGGGGACGTTCCGCTCAAGCAGCTGCGCCCGGCAATTGCCGTTCGCGAGGTCGGAAACAACCGTGAAGGTGCCATTGATGCCCAGGCCGAGGCCTCGCTCGCCACCAGCCGCGTGCAGGTCACCGTGCACGTAAAGGACTACCCAGAAATCGCCGGCGTCCTGCGTGCCGTTCGCAAGGCTTGCAACTTCGAGCGCGGCCTAATCGCCGGCGTCGACGTCGTCAGCATCGTGCGCGATCTGATCGGCCCAGATCTCGATTTTCCGGACGGCTGGGGCAAGAGCATCGACTTCATGGTCACGCATTACGAGCAGAATTAGCAACACCACACTTTCAACCCAGGCCCGCACAGCATTCCGCTTGCGGGCTTTTTTATGCCCGAAGGAGAAACATGGGAACCGCAAGCGGAGTTTTTAAGCAGGTCACCTACAAACCGGAGACCATCTATGGCGTGGTGCCGGCGGCCACGGCCGCGCAGGCCATGCGCCGCGTGACTTCGTCCCTGGACCTGACCAAGGACACCTACCAGTCGAACGAGATCCGCCCCGATTTCCAGGTCGGCGATATGCGCCACGGCCTGCGCAAGGTCGGCGGCAGCATTAACGGCGAGCTGTCGGCAAAGACCTGGTCGGACTTCATCGCTGCAGCACTGAAGCAGGACTTCGTTGCTGGCGTCGTCGTCGCGAGCGCCTCGATCACCATCGGCGGTACCGCCGGCGCCTGGACTCTCACGCGCGCTGCTGGTTCCTGGCTAACCGACGGCGTGAAGGTTGGCGATGTCGTGCGACTGACGGCTGGCGCGTTTAACGCGGCCAACAGCGGCAAAAATATCCAGGTAACCGCCGTCACTGCCACCGTGCTGACCGGCATCGTGCTCAATGCGTCGGCTCTGGTGGCGCAGGGTCCCATCGCCAGCGCGACCCTGTCCGTGTTCGGCAAGAAGGCCTTGGTGCCGCAGACCGGCCATACCGACAAGTCGTTCTCGATCGAGCACTGGTTCCCGGACGTTCCGGCCAGCGAGGTCTACAGCGGCTGCAAAGTCTCCAAGATCTCGATCAACCTGCCGGCAAGCGGTATGGCGACTATCACCGTCGAGCTCACCGGCAAGGACGTGGTCGGCGCCGCGGCCCAGTACTTCACGACGCCGACGTCTGTGACCGTGACCGGCACCATGGCGGCCGTCAACGGCGTCGTCAAGGTCGGTACCGCCACCGGCGGCACCATCACGAGCGCGAGTCTGGAGATCTCCTGCGAGCAGTCGAACGAGCCGGGCATCGGTTCGAATGTCGCTGACCAAGTGGCTACTGGCCGCGTCATCGTGACCGGCCAGATCACCGCCAAGTTCGACTCGACCGCGCTGCGCGATGCGTTCTACAACGAGACCGAGGTGTCGGCCTACCTGGCATTCACGTCGGACAACTCGGCAGGTTCGGACTTCATCGCCTTCAGCATGGGGCGCTTGAAGCTCAACGGCGCAGCGAAAGATGACGGCGAGAAGATCCTGATCCAGACCATTCCATTCCAGGCGCTGCTGAACGGCGCCGGCGGCGCCAGCCAGGCGACCGACCTGACCACGATCGCCGTGCAGGACAGCGCGGCCTGATCGTAACCCTTAGCGCGGCCTCTCCGGCCGCACCACCAGCACCGACTGGCTGCCGTCTCCTTTCGCGGGAGCGGCGGCTGGCACGGGCATTTTCCTCCACGCGAAAGTGAGAACCTGTATGAACCTGAACACCGCACAACCGTCCGGCTTGCTGACCAAATTAGTTTCGTCGCTCGATATCGACGCCTTCGACGATGTCCCGACCGGCAAGCTGTACCTGCTCAACCCGAAGACGAAGGAAAAGACCAATACTTTCATCGAGCTCGCCAGCCCGGAGCATGAGTCGCGCAAGCGCATTGACCTGGCTCGCACTCGCCGCCTGCGCGCCGAATTTGCCGCGAACGGCAAGCTGGAATCGCGCGATCCGCTGGAAGACATCGAGGAAGAGACCGACTACCTGGTCGCTGCCTGCCTTGGCTGGAACGTCGTCCGCGGCGGCCTGCCGGTCGACTTCAACGCGGCAAACGTCCGTGAGCTGCTGACCGATCCGAAAAAGCAGTGGGTGCGCGCGCAAGTCTCGGCCGGCATCAGCAAGACCGAGCTTTTTATCGTCGACTCCGCGAAAGCCTAGCGGCTTGCGCCCGGGCGGAGCACGAGCTCGCCGCCCGGCAAGGTGATGGCGCGTCGTTGCGCACGCATTTGCAACGCGCCGCCAGGAATACCGGCGAGGTCGATCCCCTGCTGAAGGTTGATTGGCCGAGCGTCGGTTACCCGCTCTGGCGTGCCTTCTGCGAGATGGGGCGGCCGCCGGCGGTATCTGGCCTGGCCGAGATCACCTCGCAGGAGATCCTGGCCTACCAGCAGATTGAGGGCGTGTCCTTCACATCCTGGGAGCTGAGCATCATCAGGATGTTCGACAAGATCGCGCTCGAATCGGCGCACAAGCAGCAATCCAAAAGCCCCTAAGCGCAGCCGTGCCAGGGGCTTTTCCTTTTTACCTCAGGTGGAGAAGATCATGATCATCGGCGACATGGAAATCCGGCTGCGCGCCGATATCGCACGCCTGCAGCGCGACATGGACTCGGCGCGCCAGGTGGTCGGCAACGCTACCGCTGGCATGGAGCGCGCCGCCAACGCGGCAAAAGCTGCTTTCGCCGGTATGGCCTCGGGCCTGGGCGGCCGCGAGATCATTCGAATGGCCGACGAATACACGAAATTTACCGCTCAGCTGAAACTGGCCACTCAGTCGCAGCGCGAGTACGCGCAGGCCTATGCTTCGGTCAAGAGCATCGCTACCGCTTCGCAGCAGGATTTGAGCGCCACTGGCATGCTGTACGCCCGGATCGCCAACGGCACGCGCGAGCTGGGGGTTAGCCAGAAGCAGGTAGCAGACATCACCAACACGGTCAACATGGCCCTGAAGGTATCGGGCGCCACCGCATCGGAATCCGCATCTGCTCAGCTGCAGTTATCCCAGGCGTTCGCCTCGGGCACGCTGCGCGGCGAGGAATTCAACGCCGTTAACGAAGCCGCGCCACGCCTCATGCAAGCGCTGGCAGATGGCATCGGCGTGCCCGTAGGCGCTCTCAAGAAAATGGCTGAAGAAGGCCAGATCACGTCCAAAATTATGTCGGACGTGCTGCCGAAGGCGTTGGCCGGCCTGCAGGAAGAGGCGAAGGAAGTCCAGACCATTGCTGGCGCCTTCACAGTTCTGAAGAACAACGCCATGGAGTTTGTAGGTGTGCAGGCCAATGCGAGTGGGGCAGTGTCCGCGCTGACGGGCGGCATTGGGCTACTTGCCGACAACCTCAACGTCGTAGCCGGTGCGATTGCGACCGTCACCGCAGCAAAGCTGAGCTCTTGGGCCGCTTCGTTCGTCACCGATACCTATCGCCAGGTTGTTGCCACCAAGGAGCTGCAGGCCGCTACTCTTGCGCGCGCTGTGACCACGACGGAAGCGGCGGCACTGGCTGCCAATGCGAAGATGGCGGAAGCGCAGGCCGATGTGCGGGCGACAGCTGCGGCTGCAACCTTGGCTGGTGCGCGAGTGGCGGAGTTGCGTTCGGCCGTGCTGGCTGCTGACGGCGCAGTGGCTCTCGCGATCGCGACCAACGGTCTGATCCCAGCGCAGGCCCGCGCGCTCGCGCTCGAAGAGGCTCGCACAATCGCCCTGGCAGGTCAGGCTGTCGCACAAAATGCGGCAACCGTGGCCGCGAACGCCTCGACTGCCGCTCTCGGCGCACAGGCCGCCGCTGCCACCGTCGGCGCCACTGCAATGGGCGGACTGCGCGCTGCGGTGGGCTTCCTTGGCGGCCCAATCGGCGCAATCGTAACGCTTCTCGGCGTCGGCGCGATGGCCTGGTCGCACTGGGGAAACTCGGCGAAGGAGGCGAACGACAAGACGGCGCAATCGGTTCAGGAAACCCATGACGAAGTGCTGTCCCGGCTGCAGAAGCAAATTGACAAGCTGAACGAACGTGCCGCCCTGGCCAAGGCTCAGCCGAACCTGAAGGTCGAGAACGCTGCTGACTTGGAGCGATTGGCATCCCTCTGGGCCGAGTACAACGACGCGAAAAACAACACTGGCAGGTTCGCAGGGGCGACCGCTGAATACCGTGGCGTCATGGAGCGTATCGCACTTCGCGAGCACGGCGAGCTGCTGCAGAAGTTGACCGCCATGCAGGCGGCGCAAACCGCTGCTGCCCAGAAAGGAGTTGATACTCGCGTCGCTGCCTTCATGAAGGAGAACGCCACCAAGAAGGAGCAGATGGCCGCCGAGCTCAAGGCCATCGAGGACCTGAAAGGTAAGACCGCCGAGTACGGCGAAATGGAGCGCCGCATTCGCGAGAAGTATGCCGACAAAGGTGCCGCAGCCGCCATCAAGCAAGAGGCCACCGCCTACCAGAATCTGATGACGTCCATCCGCGAGAAGGTCGCGGCCAACCAGCTGGAGCTGAGCGGCTACGACAAGCTGACCGAATCGCAGAAGGCCACCATCAAGCTGGACGCCGAGATCAGCACCGGCAAGAACAAGCTGAGCGCCGATAGCATCAAGCTGGCGCGCGCGGAGATCGAGCGCCTGGAGGTGCAGGAGCAAGCGCTGGAGTTCCAGAAGCTGCGCGCGAAGGCGACCGAGACGGAATCCAAGGCATTTTCGGATTACCTCGACAAGCTGCGCGCCAGCACCTCGGCGGTTGAGGAGCGGATCGTCCAGATGCAGCGGGAAATCGACCTGCACGGCCTGTCCGCCGCTGCAGCCGTTGATGCCGAAAGGGCGAAGCTCGAGGCGAAGCTGGCCCTGGGCCCGGCGACGCATGCCGAGCTGATCGCACTGGACCAGCAGATCGAGAAGCTGGGTCAGCTCGCCGACCTGGTGCGCAAGAAGGAAACGCTGGACGCCAGCAAGAAGGCGACCGACCAGATCGTCGAGGACCAAAAGCGCATCTGGGGCGACATCGAGCGCACTGCGCACGATACCTTCATCAGCATCTTCGATAGCGGAAAGTCGGCCTTCGACCGCCTGAAGGACGCGCTCAAGAACGGGCTGTACGAGCTGCTGTATCAGATGACGGTGAAGAAGTGGATCATCAACCTCCAGGCATCTTCCTCGGGCGGATCGCTCGTGCAGGCGCTGACGTCGTCGAGCTCCAGTGGCGCGGGCGGTTCCAGCATCTTCGGTACGGCCTCGAACCTGTTCGAAGTGGGCAAGTCGATCTTCGGCGGGTTCAAGACTGGCCTGTCGTCCTACCTGGGTCAGGGCGTTTCGTACGTCGGTAACGCCGTCAACTCCAACGCCATGTTCAGCTTCGGCCAGGGCATGCAGGGCTTCAGCGCCGGCGGCGTGGGCAGCGGGATCAGCGGCGGTGCCGCCAGTGCTGGTGGCAGCTTCTCGTCGGCGCTGGGCGTCTCGGGCTGGGTTGCGGCCGGCATGGCCCTGGCGGATGGCTTGTTCAAGAAAGGCTTCAACGACACCAGCACGATCCAGAAGAAGGACTACGTGCACCCGCTGGTCGCCGAGTCCTTGCTCTTCAACAAGGTTTTCCAGTCGCTGGGTATGTCGAGCAAGACGGCGAATCTGCTGTCGGGTGCGAGCATCGCGACCGCGCTGTTCGGCCGCAAGGCGCCGGAGATCGAGTCCCAGGGCATCCAGGGCACGTTCGGCGGCGCCGGCTTCTCGGGCCAAGCCTACGCCAACGTGGTCGAGAAAGGCGGCCTGTTCCGCAGCACGAAGCGCTACGTCTCGACCGGCAATCTGTCGGCTGACCAGGATGCAACCTTCGACGCCACGTACAAGGCGCTGGTCGACGCGGCCAAGGGCTTCGCATCGACGCTGGGTATCGAGGCCAGCGTCATCGACGGCTACAACAAGCAGATCAAGCTCGAGCTCGGGAAGGACGAGGCGAAGAACCAGGAGGCGATCGCCAAGCTGTTCGGCGAGATCGGCGACGAACTGTCGCTGCGCCTGGTGCCGGGTCTGTCCAGCTTCGCCCTGGCCGGCGAGGCCACGAGCGCGACGCTGCAGCGCCTGGTGACCGACTACGCGACGGTCGACGAGGCGCTGACCGCCATCGGCACGCAGTTCGGTGCTGTCGGCGTGGCGTCGCTGGAAGCGCGCGAGCGCCTGCTGGCGGCGGCAGGTGGCCTGGAAGCATTCGCGGCAAACACCGCGGGCTTCCAGCAGAACTTCCTGAGCGAGGCGGAACGCAACGCGCCGGTGTTGAAAGCCGTGACGGAGCAGCTGGCAGCCCTGGGCCTGGCGGGCGTGGATACGCGCGACGAGTTCAAGCAGGTGGTGCTGGGGCTGGACCTGACGACTGATGCTGGCGCCAAGCAGTACGGCGCACTGATGAAGCTGCAGGCCGGCTTCGCCCAGGTGTATCCGGCGGTCGACCACGCAGCGATCGCAGCGCAGGCGCTGGCCGATGCCCAGGCGCGCGCCAACGAGGTGATGCGGGAGCGTGAGGAACTGCAGGATCGCCTCGACTCCATGCTGATGAGTACTGATCAGCTACGTGAAAAGGAAATCGCTAAGTACGACGAGACCAACAGGGCACTGTTGCACCAGATCTACGCTTACGAGGACCAGAAAACGGCAGCGGAAAAGGCGTCCGAAGCATGGGACAAGGCTACGGCTGCGATCCAGGAGGCGCAGGAAAAAGCCGCCGCGTCGATTCGTGCGATCGGCGATGCGTTCGCCGACTCGATCCAGCGTGCACGGGACGAAGCGAAGGCGCTGCGTGAGTTCGACGCAGCGCTGAAGCTGGGCGCCCTGTCCGCGCTGGATCCGGACGCTCGGTACCGAGCTGCCAAGTCGCAGTTCGAAACCGTCGGCGACACCCAGTCGATGCAGGCCTTCCTGCAGGCGTCGAAGGACCGTGGCGTGGACTCGTTCTACTACGAGCGGGATTTCGCGTCGGTGCAAAAGGCGCTGGCGGAATCGATCAAGGCTGCTGACGCCCGCCCCGCGGCGCTGGCCGGGCTTTACCAAGACATGGCGGGCTGGCTCAGCGCGCCGACGGCTTCCATTGCAGCGCCCACGCCTCCAGCGGTGCAGACCGGCAGCATGTCCGGCAGCTCGGCCCAGGTGAACAAAGGATTGGAGGACCAGATGGAAAAGATGATCGACCGGCTCGGCGTGCTGGAGAGGATTGCTGACAGCACCAGCCAGACCGCCTTCTACATCGATCAGGTCACTGGTGGCGGGTCAGAAATGCGGGTGAAGGAATGACGGCACCGGTCAGCTTTATCCGACCGCTCACAATCGTTCCGAGCATGATCACCAGTACCACGGCGGTGACGAAGTTGCCGGCCGAAGGCGAGTGGAGTGCGATGGGCACCTACACCAAGGGCCAAGTCGTCTTCCGCACAGCAGTCGGGCGACGCTTCGAGAACAAGATTCCCGGCATGAACGGGAATCTGCCCGAGGAGGACAGGGAGCGCTGGTACGACCTCGGCGCCACTGACCAGACGACGATGTTCGATGCTGAGGTCAGCTCCGAATCGATCGCTCCCGACGTCCTAACGACGGTGTTTCGCCCTGGTGCGTTCAATGCGGGGTGGCTGCTCAAACTAACCGGCACATCATTGACTTTCACCGTCAAGGACGCACCAGGTGGGGCGACGGTGTTCACCGAGACGATTTCACTGGAGGACTCTCAACCAGACGACTACTGGGAGCATTTATTCGATCCATACAGACCAAGGACGGAATATCTGGTCACCGGTCTGGAGCCCTACATGAGCTGCGAGGTGACCGTTTCGATAGCGTTCCCTGGCAGTGTGGCGCGGTGCGGCATGGCCTCCCTGGGTGACTTGGTTTCCGTCGGCGGCCTGGCACTCACGGGCGCCACTGCCGAACCGAAGTCGTACTCGCGAATCGTGACGGACGAGCGAGGAAAGACCAGTATCGAGACAGGTAAATCAGCGCTCGACCTCACGGGCAGTTGCCTCGTCGCTCTGGATGTCGCGGACACTGTGGTCGATGCGCTGCGGTCCACCCTTGGGGTTCCGTGCCCCTGGATTCTCACTGACTCGCAGAACATGCGGTCCTTACGTGGCTTCGGGCTAGGAACCTTCAAGCTGACTTACGACACCACCGACAAGGCTCGCCTTTCGTACAACATTTCAGGAATGATCTGATGCCGACCACACCACCCACCATCAGCGCCGCACCAGCAGCGCCGCAACGCGGCGTAAAGGCCACTTTCTCGGCCCGCGTCGACGCCTTCGTCACCTGGCTGGTTGCAGCGGTCGGGCAATTCGCTGCGCTGGCCACCAACGTCTACAACAACGCGGTCGAGACATTCAACAATGCGACCACGGCCAGCACGGCGGCCAGCACGGCAACCAGTGCCGCAGCCGCAGCAGTGGCCACCGCAAACGCCACCTTGTGGGTCAGCGGCCAGTCCGTTGCACAGGATGCGAACAAGATCAGCCCGCTCGATCGCCAGACGTACCGGCGCAAGACGGCATCGGGTGCGGGCACCACTGACCCGGCGCTGGACACGACGAATTATGTTCCGCTCCTACCGTTGACTAGGTCGTTCACATCGGCAGAGCAGCTCGTTACGTCATCGGGGAATCTGACGATTGCGCACGGCTTGGGTGCGATTCCGAAGTATCTACTCCCATCCGTCCGGGACGCTTCGAGTGGCGCAGTTTTCTACCCCGGCCCCGCGCTCGATACCGCTGGTGGATCTACGGTCGGGTGCGTTTTGTCAGCAGATAGCACAAATATTTATGTCTATTGTGGCACTGCTAGCTCAGCGTTTTATGGGATGACCAACGCTAATGCACGACTCACCGTGAGGGCCTACGTATGACCCAGTATTTCGTGAATGAGCAGGGCCGCTACATCGGCGGTTTCGACGGCGCAGAGCCGCCAGAGGGTGCAATCGAAGTACCCCATCCGCCGGCAGACGCGCGCATGGTGTGGGATGGCGAGCAGTTCGGCGTGGATCTGATGGGCCTGATAGCGTCGAAGAACACCGAGATCAACGCCTGGCGCGCGGCTGCGAACCTGTCCATGTTCCCGCACGCCGGCAAGCACATCGCCTGCGACGAGCTGTCCCGCTCCGATATCGACGGCGTGGCCAACAACATCGCCCTCTTCGGCGAGTTCCCCGCCGGCTTCCCCGGCGCGTGGCGCGCGACGGACAACACGATGATCCCGCTGCCGGACGTCGATGCCTTCCGCGCCATGTACGCCTCGATGACCGCCCAGGGCACCGAGAACTTCAACCACTCGCAGGAACTGAAAGCGCAGCTGGCTGCCGCCAGCACGCCGGACGAGATCGCGGCAATCCAATGGTGATGACATGCAAGTAGCCTTCTACAAAAGCACGCGTCCCGGCATCGCCGGCATCTACAACCGCCTGGTCGCTTGGTGGTCGAAATCTCGGTATTCGCACGTCGAGCTGATCGTGTCGACCGGCCGCGCCTGGTCGGCATCCTTCGAAGACGGCGGCGTGCGCAGCAAGCTGATCGACTTCGACCCGGAGAAGTGGGACCTGGTCGACGTGCCGGTGCACCTCGAGCCGGCGGCCGTGGACTGGTTCACCGCGCACCGCGGCGAAAAGTACGACCTGCGCGGCAACCTGCAGTTCGTCATCGCGGCTGCCGGACACAGCGAGAAGCGCTGGTTCTGCTCCGAAGCCGTCGCGGCCGCGCTCGGCATTCCGGATCCGTGGCGCTACGACCCGGGCACGCTGGCCAGCGCGCTCACCCTCCTGACCCGACCCGCTCCTGCGGGTTTTTTTACGCCTACCGAAAGGCCCATGTGAGCCCAATTTCCCAACAAGACGCCATGCGAATCGGCGGCCAGCAGCTGGTCCAGCTGCTCAACGAGGTGCGCGACAACCAGCTGGGCATGATGGCGAACTTCGACACCCTCTCGAAGAAAATGGCCGAGGTTCAGGCGTCGAATGATCGCTTGCTTTCCGGCTTTCCAGCCAACGACGTCGAGGGCCACCGCCGTTACCACGAGTCCGTGATCGAGTGGCGTGAGCTGCGCAACAAGCTCGTGCGTGAAGCCCTGATCAAGATCGCCAGCGCAAGCGCCCTCGGCGCAGCCGGCTGGCTGCTGCTGACCATCTGGCAGTCCTTCAAGATGACGGTGCAGCGATGAGCCCGCTGCGTTTGCTGAACCTGGCCATCGTGCCGGCGCTGGCCGAGCTGGCACGCTGCGGGATCCCGGACACGATCGACGCCCGGCGCTTCCTGCTGGCGATCGCGCTGCAGGAATCCGGCCTGGCCCACCGGCGTCAGGTCGTCGCCGGCGGCGCCGAGAGCGGCCCGGCCGCGTCGTTCTGGCAGTTCGAACAGGGTGGCGGCTGCAAAGGTGTGCTGACGCACTACAGAGTGGCGCCTACCATGCGCACCCTGTGCGCCGACTTCAACGTCCAGCCGACCCCGGCAGGGCTGTGGGAGGCGATGCGCTACCAGGACACCGTCGCCGCGATCGCCGCGCGCCTGCTGCTCTACACCCTGCCGTCGAAGCTGGCCACTACCGCCTGCGCCGGCTGGGCTCAATACCTCGCCGCCTGGCGCCCAGGCAGACCGCACCCCAACACCTGGTCCGCAAACTGGGACCTAGCCACCCTCACCGTAGGAGCGAAATAATGGCACCTCTTATCGCCGCCGGCCTATCCCTGGCCGCCAAGTACGCGCCAGACGTCATCCGGCACTTCTCGAACAACGACACCGCGGCGACCGTCGCCGGCCAGGTGATCGGCATCGCTCAGACTGTGACCGGCACGAAAACGCCCGAGGCGGCTGACCAGGCGCTGGCCCTGAACCCCGAGCTGGCGATGCAGTTCCAGATGGCGGTGATGGCCAGCGACGCCGACCTGGTGAAAGCTTATCTGGGCGACACGCAAAGCGCCCGCGCGCGCGACGTCGACCTGGCGAAGGCTGGCATCGTCAACTACCGGGCGAATGTGATGGCGAGCGCCGCGCTGCTGCTGGTTCTCCTGTGCTTGGCGGTGGTGATCTGGAATTCCGACGCTAACGAGTTCGCGAAGGCCACGATCAGCCTGATCCTAGGCCGCGCCCTGGGCTGGGTCGAGCAGCTGTTCTCCTTCGAGTTCGGCACGACGCGTGCGAGTAAGGCGAAGGACGATACGATCAACCGGCTGTCGGGGAGCTGACCGGCATCGGCGGCTTGCCGCGCCGGCGTGCGGGGTGCAACAGTACCCGGTGCGCCAGCTCGAGCGGTAAGCCGAACTCAAACAGCGCCCGAGCCCCGGCGGCGACGCCGTGCGACGACGAGAGGTTGATGGCGAGGTCTACCTGGAGCGCCGCTAGGCGGTCGGATCGTGTGTGCATCGCGAAATGGTAGCACGCGGCGCCGGCCGGACTTGCGCCAGCTCGACGGCGCTACACTCGGCCCATGTACGGAAAAGTGAAACAACTGCGGCGCGCCGGCAAGCGCCTGTCGGATCACGACATCGCCCGGTCGGAATATATCGAGGGCGAGGTGCGCGTCTACGTCCTGGCCGGCGTCATCATGGCGAACGTAAGCGACCCAAATTCGCAAGTCGGCGAACCGCTGCTGGCCGCGCTCTACGACGCGAAGCTGGTCACGATGCACGGTCACGGCATGCTGTTCAGGGGCGAGGAGCGGCCGCAGGGCGACGCCGGACCGGCGTACATCCAGGAGTGGTCGGTGATGGTCGAGGGTTAGGGCATCTAACCGTTGCCTTTTGCGCTGTCAAACATCGCTTCTAAGATCGTAAGCGCCTCTATTATCCCTTTCTCTCTGATCAAAGCCACGGTTATAGCGATTCCCTCGCGCAATCCTTCGGCCTTCGCATCTTCTAACTGCTTGCGACGGCGATCTGCCCCCACATCGACTGCCGGCTCAAATTTGGCTCCAGGCACGTTGGCCAATGCGGTCCCGCGCCACTTCTCAACCGCATTCTGCAGTCTCTGATTCAACGCTCGATCAAACTCCGCTTGTTCCTCTGGCGGCTTCGGCGGCTGTGCCAAATCTTCAATGTTCATCGATTACCCCTGCTTTTCAGACTCATCGGACGAAAAAAAACAGCGCGGATATTATCGCGACGATAATATACAGCACTGTCTATGTGTACAGCTTTTGTTGTAACTATTTGATTTTGTTGGTCGGGGCGAGAGGATTCGAACCTCCGACCCCGTGCACCCCATGCAGCGACCGCAACCCAGAGCAGCCCGCATGGATGCTACGTTTCAGCATGCGACCCGATAATATACAGTAGTCCGTTTTCGACTGATTTGCGGGGCAGCGTCCGACCTTTTGCGTCCGATATTATCGGGCTTTCCAGGGCAGTTTCATGTCGATCGCGGACGTCGTCGGCACCGCTTCCTTGATGTAGATTTCCGATGTCTTGCTGCTCGTGTGCACGAGACGATTCTGGATTTCTGCCATCGTCTTCCCTTGCTTCGCCGCGTCCGTGGCGCCCAGCGCCCGTAGATCCTTGAACTGGATCATTGCGCCGAACTCCCTGCCTTCCTCCTTCGCCGCTGCGACTGCGCGCTCGCGAGCTCGATCCCACATCGTAATCAGCCCCGTCCTTGCATAGGGCGTCCCTTTTCGTGTCGGAAACAAGTACGGGCTGATCAGCTTCCTGGAGCGCTTCAGGGCGCGTGCGCGCTCGATGACCTCGCGGATCTCCGCGGTGATCGTGATATCCACCTGCAGGCCACTGCTCTTCTTCGTCTTCGACGGCTTCAGGCTGATGCGACCGCCGCCGCCCGGCAGGTCTTCGATCTGGGCTTCCTTGAGCGTCCGGATATCGACCGCGCGCGCCCACAGCAGGTAAGTCATGTCCACGATGCACGCGAACATCGGGCCGCTCTGCGTAGGCTTTCCGTCGACACCCACGAAACCCGCCGCACGAATTGCCGCGACCTGGTCGTGCGTGGCCAGCACCTCGCGCCGGCTCACCTCGAATTCGCCCAGGTCGATCTGGTCCATCGGATTGTCCTGGCGCAGGCCCAGCACGCCGATCGCGTATCGGAACAGCTTCCCCAGCAGCGCGCTGTACTTGCGAGCGGTGTTTGCCTTGTCCGCGAAGTTATTGCGGAGGAAGTCCGCACATGCCTTCGTGGTCACCTGGGCGACCGTGAAGGCCTCGAAGTCGTCCGCGATCACATCCAGGAACCGCGTGTACTGGTCCTGCGTCTCCTGCGTGTACTTGCCCAGCTTCTTGGCCTTGAATTCCGCACACAGGTGCACCATCGTCCCCTCGGTCGCGAGCTTGTCGCTCTTGAGCACCGAGAGCGCCGACAGCATGGCGGCCTCGCCCTCTTCGACGCTGGCCAGGCGGATCCAGAACTTCATCTTGCCGTCGGCCGGGTCGCGGATCTTCTCGGGCGCCATGAATTTGTAGGCGCCGTCCTTGATATAGACCCGGGCCGGCAGGCCGCGCCCGGTCTTTCGTTTTCGATTCATCGTCTCGCTGATTTCAGTTGTGGTCCGTCGTTCGCCGGCGCGCCTGCGCCAGGCAGTGAGCCGGGCACCGTGACGTACATTCGCAGCACGCACACGGTGTTGTCCACGCGCCGCGTGGCCGGGATCCTCATCCGCTCGAGCTCGCGCAGCTGCTCTTTCGCGCGCTTGCAATGCGTGAGGCCGTATATCTCTTCTGGCGACAGCGCCAGGTCATTCGAATTCGGCATTATCCGATCTCCTTCTCCGCTTCGGCCAGGGCCACATTCAATTCCGACATCGCGGCGTCGCTGCCGCCGTTGCGGTCGGGGTGGTGCACGGCGGCCAAGCTGCGGAAGCGCCGGCGCAGCTCGTCGCGCGATGGCGTCGACGCGCCGAAGCCCAATACCTCGCGCCAGGTGCGCGCCGTCGTAGGGGCCGGCAGTGCCGTGAACCCGGTGAATGCACGCTCGAGCACACGCGCGCCGCCGTGCCGCTCGATCGCACGCATGGCGTCCAGCGTCGCCGCAATGGCGGCAAGGTTTTCCTCCACCTTCCAGTACTGGTCGATCGCCATCACGCGGCGGTCGCCCTTGCGGGTCTGCCAGTAGACGGCAGCGCCGGCGTCACGCACCGCAGCCTGGCGGGACAGCGGCAGCCCATCCTGGCGCAGCGCCAGATTGGTCGAGATCACGATGTCGCGGCGATCGACGCCCATGCGTCCCAGTTCACCGAGAACCCGGTGGACGGCCTCGGCCACCGTGATATCGGTCACGCGCGTGGCCGCGCCCTTCTTGCTGCCGAAGTTGCTGTACCGCTGCTGGCCCCATGGCGTGCGCGGCCAGCCTTCCGGCCACTGGAGCGGGTAGGCGGGAATCACGATGCACCGCCTTCCTTGCGCGGTGCCATCGGCACGCCAGTGTCCATCGCGTGGCGCAGCGCCGCCGCGGCCTGGCCGGACAGCGTGACGGGCTTCCCGGCCTCCGCCGCAGCCTGCAGCCAGCGCCGGATCGTGACCAGGTCGGGTGAGTCGACCACCAGCGGGCCATCGGTGCCAGGCTCGAGCTCATCGAAGGACAGCACCGGGGCTGGCGGATCGCCGGCGCGACGGCCGCCCAGCATCGGCTCGCGCGAGTTGGCGCGCAGCAGCTGGCCGACCCTGTCCAGGGCGCCGAGCACGATCACGCTGGGCGGCACGCTGGCCGGGATCTCGATCGCGATGCCGTCGCTGCCGGCGGCGCGCAGCAGGTCGCGGGCGGCGGCCACCAAGCCGGATTTGTATGGGGCGAGCAGTTCGGGTGGGGTTTGGTTCATCTGTGACCTTTCGTTAGTAATTCAGCATGAGAGCCGTGCTACGATTCAGAAATTTTTCGACTTTGAGGTACTCGTGCATCAGAAAATTCAGGACTGGGGATTCGCGTTGCTGGCGCTCGCTATTGGTCTTCTCGCGCTGATTGGTGTGCTGCTCTTCGCCTGGCACGTCGAAGACGCGACACCCTGGAAAAGTATGGAAGCCGGCGACTGGGGTGTTTGGGTAGGCTCGATCGGCACAATGCTCGCGTTCGGCGGCACCATCTGGCTTGCAAGAAGCGATCGCCGCCAGCGAAAACGTGAGGAGCGAGATTTGGCAATGGTCACCTTGGCTGGTCTCAGCCTTCGAATGGGAGCTGTTGAATCGGCGTTGAGGCTTATAGGTCAAGCTATGGCAAATGACATCGCCAAAGGCAACGTTACCGACTATCAGAAGCTGCTCGAGTTCATTCGAAGCTCGGATCCCTGGGTGCCAAGCGAGCTCACGGCACTGGTCTGCTTGGAGCGTCATCTGGCCGCTCGACTCGCGCTGATTAGTGCAGAAGTCGATACGATCGTGGCAGTCCTGGAAGACGCACTCAAGCTCAAGACCTACAAGAATCCTGTCGAGTGCGCGAAACTGAATCACCAAGCTTCGCGACTGATGGCGAAAACTGGGAAATCTCTGGAGCATGCCTATATTGACAGCATGACTTTTCTCCAAAATTCCGGAGTCGAGGAATACTTGAGGTAGTTGGATTGTAGTGCTCATATCCGATTTGCTCAGCAACCCGGCATCGTCAGCGCCAGCGCGACGTTCCGCACCCAGATCGGCGTAGCGCTGAGCACGAAGGTCTCGCCACCCCACGCCAGCAGCAGCGTCGTACCCATCACCTCCGCGATCGCGGTCGCCGCATCCGGCGGCACCAGGTTGCCGATATGTTCGCGCCACACGCTGTCGCTTGCGCCGTCCAGCAGCAGGTATTCCTCGGGTTCGATCAGCGACTGCAGTGCGGCCAGCTCGAGCGTGGTGAACGGCCGGTGCCAAGTGCCGTCCAGCGCGCGGATGATCGCGACGGTCTTCTGGTCCAGCGCCGGCAGCGCGCGCGGGTCGGCGACCGACCAGCGGCCGTTGTCCTGGCGCGCGGCCGCGCTCACGGCGCCGCTCGGCGAATCCCAGGGCACCACCCCGTAATGCCCGCCGCCGAAGAACGCGTCACCGGCGCCGCGGTTCCCATTCAGGCTGGAGCGCGGGTCCGCGACGGCGAACGCGCCCTGGCCCGTGGTGCTGGCGCCGATCACGGTGCCAGCCGCTTGGTCGAACGGCGTGACCAGGTACTTGCCGGCGCCATCGAATGCGCTGGTCGACCGTGGGTCGGCCACGCCGTACGCGCCCGAGTCGTCACCACCAATGACTGTGCCGGTGCGGCGATCCCATCTGGTGATCGCGTACTTACCAAACAGGTCGCGCGCCGGTGGACGCGGATCCTGAACCGCGAATGTCCCCTGCCCTGGACTTTTCACGTTGATGACCGCCCCCATGGACTCGTCCCAGCCGCAAAGGCCATACTGTCCGCAGTCGTACTTGCCTGAGTCGAAGCGTGGGTCGGCCACCGAAAAGTTTCCGTTCATCGGCATGCCGCGGCTGGTGATGGTTCCGATCGGCTCCTCCCACTCGTTCACGCCCAGCACGCCGCGGTGCATATCGGGCACGATCAGGTAGTCGCGAAGGTGCCCGTTCTCCACCGCCAGTCGGTTCAGGCTGCGCCAGTCGCTACCGGCCTCGACAAATGCCAGGCGCACCCAGGTCTTCCACTGCAAGCGCGGAATGCGGTGCATCGGGCCGCCGGCCTGGTCCCCAGGGAACGGCATGCGACCGAGCACGTCGCCGACGGCGCGCAGGCGCTTCTTCTCCGGTTCGTACAGGAACGGCGGAACCTTCTCGGCGTGGCGTGCCACCAGCAGGAAGCGCTTGCGCGACTGGGCCAGGCCGCCCAACTCACCGCAGTCGTGGGTGGTCTCGGCCACCGCGTAGCCGAAGCGCTGCAGCAGCAGGGTGATCTGGTCCAGCAGGTGCCGGCCGCGCGACGCCAGGCGGGGCACGTTCTCGAACACGATCAGGTCGACCGGGTCGTCGGCCCAGGCTTCGGCCATCAGCCAGATGCAACGCAGCGTCAGCTCGTTGAGCGCCTGGTACTTCGCCGTCTGGCTCTTCTTCTCCGAGAGCAGGCCGGACGCGCCTTTGCACGGGCTGCTGATGAACACGATGTTCGGGCGCTCGTTGCCGGCGGCGCGCCGGATATCGGAGGGGCCCATTTCGCGCCAGTCGGCCGGCGGTTCCTTTCCGTGGAAGGCAGTGTGCTGTTCGCGGCTGAACAGGTCCATCACGGTGCCAGGCACGCCAGCAATGCGGTTGAAGTCGCGGATCGCTGCAGGCGACACGTCGACGCCGCCCAGGCAGCGGAAACGTGCGGCGACGGCGCCGACACGCGGATTCGCCTTGTTGAAGCCTTTGGCGCCGCCGCCGATACCGCAGCAGAAGTGGAAGTGGGTGACCTCGCGGGTCAGGGTTGCGTCACGCGGCATGCTGCATTCCTTGGTTGGTAGTGATGGTGGCCGGCCCGAACAGCGCCGCGATAAGTGGGTCCCGCCGCATCCCGAGCTGGCGCGCCGGGCCAATTCCACGCTTCGGCGCGAAGTACTCGTCCAGCGCCTCATCTGGTGTCGGCAGCGCCGGATCGGCGCCCAGCTCCCACAGGATCCAGGAACCGTCCTTCTCGCCGGACGGCCGCACGGTGCGTCGGTTCTTGTGCATGTAGCGCAGGTAGTTGGCCAGCGTGGCGCGGATGCCTTCGCATCCGTCGAAGAGCTCATGGGCCGTCTTGCGCCCTTCCCGGAGCAGCGCTTCCATCTTGGCCACGGCGTCGGCGCGCGCGGCCAGCTGCTGCTCCTTCGTCCGGGGCTGGAATGGCAGGTGATCTGGTCCGCGCGCCATGATCAGTACCTCCTCGCATGGCTGCGGGCGGCCTGGACATCGGCCGCGAGCTGCTGGTCACTGGCCGTCGCGTACAGCGCGCCGTAGCTCCAGGTGGTGTCGCGGAACACGCGCCCATCTTCGAAGTCGCGCGTGCAGCCGAGCACGTCGGCTGCGATGTCCTTGTCCTCGTTGTCGCGGATCGTAAAGCGCGCCAGCGCAGCTTCGACGGCGCCGCATCCGTCGCTCCAGTCGCCGCGCACGTCTTCCATGGCTACAGCCAGGTCCAGACGCTGATCGCGGCCACGCAGGGCTTCCAGCACTTCATCCCATTCCGACTCGATCGGCAGGCTGTATCGCTGAATGATGGTTACTAGGGCGAGATCGGCCTTCCGCTTCTCAATCCGCTCGGTTTCGGCACGTTCAGCGGCCGCGCGCGCCTTCTCGGCCTCTACCTTCGCAGAGGCTTCGTACTCGCGGTAGCGCGCCAGCAGGCTGTTGTACGTGCTGGTGGCGGAGGCAAATCCATCGTCCGTTCGGCACTCGCGCACCAGGTCTGCCAGGTAGCCGGCCGAAGAGGTGATGTTTTTGGGGAAGCGTGAACGCGACTTCGTATCGCGCTGCGACCAGCTGCGAGGCATGCCGATGCTGTCCATTACCGCTTCTACGTGGGCGCGCACCGCCGCGTTGTTCTCGATCGCCGGCAGATTCCGCTCATGCATGGCAACGTCAGCGGCGCGCGCCGCCTCCAGCGCCCGCATCGCATATGCCGCGACCTGGTCGATCGACGGATTCCGGTGCGCGTTAATGTGCGAAGCGTAGCTCTGGGGCGACGACATGCATTTACCGACGGCGCCGCACTGCTCGAGCGGCATGATCTTCAGTGCGGCATCCATGATCAAGCCGCCTTCCGGAAGTTGTCCGGGAACAGGTCGTCGGCCGACTTCGCCTCGGGCGGCGTCAGCACCAGCTCGATGTCGCGCTGGATGAACTCGCACAGCTTGCCGACGTCGCGCGGATCCGGGTGCGCGGTGATGCGGAAGGTGATCGCGACCGAACCGCCGTTCATGGCCTCGAAGGCGAAGTGGTCGATCTTCACGTCTTCCAGCACGACGTTGCTCTCGCCGCCCATCCCGTAATCCACGATGGCGGTGTAGCCCTCCGCTTCCCAGTCCCACTTGATGGCGCCCATCTTCGGGTAGCGCAGCTGCGTCAGCGCGTCGGCGTCGCCCAGCTGGTCGACCAGGTCGGGATTCTCGTCCTTCTTGAACAGGTGCTGGCGCAGCTCATGGTGGAAGTGGATCAGCGCGGTGCTGGGGCAGATCGCCTCGATCTTGAGGTCGAGGGCGGGCTTCGTGTCTTCGCCGTGCTTCTCCGCGCGCGGATTCAGGTTGGCGAGTTTGACGGTCTGGTCGAGGTCGAACATCGGTTATTTCTCCAGGTTGTTGGTCTTGGGTTGCTGCTGGAATTGCAGGTACGGCAGTCGGATGAACTGGTGGAACCGCTTCTCCGCCGCCGCGTCGCGATCGATATCGCCGCGCGAGCGCACGCCGCAGATGGCGCGCACGCTGTGCGCCGCCGTCGCTTCGTCGGGCACGCGCAGGAAGCGCTGGAAGTCGGCCTCGCGGCAGCGCAGCGCGACCCAGCGGCTCAATAAGTGTTTCATCACCTACTCCTCGCAAATTCGGCGTGCAGCTGCTGGCGAAGGGTGGTGACCCATGTCTCAGCTCCGGTAATGCTGTCAAAAAGAGCTGAGTGTCGAGTACCGCGGTGCGTTAGCTGCGCGCGCCACTTCAGTTCGGACGGGCTCCAGCAAACGCCCTTGATACCCGTCCGGTTATTGCGCGGAATCGCCGAGTTGGACGCGTTCTGCTCCCGCGTGGCCAGGCGCAAATTCGCCGGGCGGTTGTTGCTCGTATCACCATCGGCGTGGTCTACCTGGAGTTCCGCCGGATCAGTTCCGGTTGCGAGGTAGAACACGATCCTGTGGCTGTAGTAGCGCTTGCCATCGATGTTGATCTTCCGATACCCGTGCTCAGCCGTACCGGCCGCCTTGCTTGCGTAGCGACCATTCCAACGGGCCGCCACAATGCGGTTCGCGAAATGCGTCATCGGCCGGCGTTTCCAGAACAGCGAACCGTCGTCGATCAGCCGCAGGCAGGTGCGCAGGTAGCTGAGTGGCGGGAGCGGAAGGTTTTCCATGGTTAAGCAGCCTTGGCCTGGGCCACGTTGGTGACGTGGCGGATCAGCGCGGCGCACATCGCGGGGAACGAAGTCTCGTGGTACAGCTTTGCCGACTTGTCGGTTGCGGCCGGCGCGAAGCCCAGGCGAGCCAGGCCGTCGGCGGTGACGGCGATGGGCGCCAGGCGCTCGTTGATCTGGCCGAGGCGCAGGGCTGGCGGCGTGCTGACGGCTGCTGGGCGCGCGGCGGCGATCGGCGTGACCTGGGCGGCCTGCACTTCCTGGAAGCCCGGGTCGTCTGTCGGCGTCGCGACCGCTGGTGCCGGTGCCGGCGCGGCGCTGGCCTGCTGTGCCGCGCGCGCTGCCGCTTCGCCGCGTGCACGCGCCGCGGCAACGCTGCCGGCCTGCTCCTCGAGCTGGCGCTTCGTCTCGACCGCAACCCGGGCGCGCTCGATCGCTTCAGCTTCGGCGGCGACGCGCGCGGCCTCGGCCTGCTCCTGGCGCACCTTCTCCGCGGCTGCCGCCTCAGCCTTCACGCGCTCCTCCTCGGCGATCCGCGCGCGCAGCGCATCGGCCTTCGCCTGCTCGGCCGCTTCGTGCTCGGCGATGCGCATCTTCACCAGTGCCGCCAGGTCGTCGGGCGCCTTCAGCACGATCGACGCGGTGTCGGCGAACAGGAATGCATGGGCGCCGGCCAGCTCGCGCAGCGTGCCCAAGTTGATCTGGATGCGGTCGGCGATCGCGTTCGCTTCGATCTTGAAGCGCGCCAGCTCGGTGTCGACGGCGTCGCGCAGGCTGGTGACGGTCTTCTTGCCCTTCATGACGCCGGCGAAGTCGACCAGCACGGTGGGCATGTACGGCTTGCCGAGGCGCGCGTTCAGCGCGGCGATGTGCGCCGCTGCCTTGTCCTTGCCAGCCTGCTGGATCTCGACACGAATGGTTTCCTTGCGGGCCTTGACGACCTTTTCCAGCATCAGACGCGTCTTGCGCGCCAGGTCCTTGTAACTGGCGACCGTCTTCACCATTTCGTCGACCGTCGAGATCTGGCCCAGGGCCGATGCCTCGGCGGCGCCCAGCGCGTGCTCGGCCCGCTCCATCACCTTGATCGCCTGCTCGGCGTCGGCGAATGCCTGGTCGTCGCTCGGGTTCGTGTCGATGTCGGCCACGAACGCTTTCAGCTTCTCACCGAACAGCACCAGGTTGTGGTTCAGGGTCAGCTGGCCATCGACGCGGATCGAGAGCGCCGGCAGGTCCTGCACCGCGGCGGCGACCGGCGGCGGCAGCACCTCGATGTGCTCGTACGTCGCCAGGTCCTGCTCGAACTGCGCCCAGCCGGCGATGATCTCTGCGCGCAGTTTCTCATCCGGCGCATACCAAAAATGCCGCTCCTCGATCAGGCCGTCGTTGGCGTCCCAGCAGGTCGCGAGGAACAAGCAGCCGCCAGCGCCAGACACGAGCAGCTGCTGCTCCATCTGCACGCGGTAGTGCAGCCCCAGGTGCTCCGCTACGTGACATGAGCGGATGTCGTCGTTCAGGGTCTTGTGCTCCCACACCACATCCTCGCCCAGAGTGATGCCGTCGAACGACGCGGAGAGTTTGCCGAGCGAGCCGGTGATGGGATACAGCTCTTCGCCGACCAGTTCCTCGGCACGTGGGCGGGCCAGCGCTTCGAAGCGATGTCCGTCGTCGAAGCGAGCCTGCGTGACCGGGTCGACTTCCGGCGCAGTGCCGGTGTGGCGCTCCTGCAGCAGGTCAGTGCGACTGCGATATGGCGAGCAGCCCATCATGGCCGGTGCGTCGCTGGCATTGAAGTGCGCGGCGCGGTAGGCGTGCCAATCGGGGCTACCCTGAATAAGCGAGTGCGTAATCATGTCATTTTCCTTCGTTGCGTTATTCGGCTTCATGACCCCAGCTGTCGATCGTCAGCTTCTGGTCTTCGGTGAGGATGGTCTTCGTGCTCAGCATCGCGACCAGGGCGGCCGGCGTCTTCTTGCCCGACAGGACGATGTCGCGCCAGGCGGGCGTGTTCTCGGCGAACTTCTCGGGCGTGCACTCCGGCAGCGGCGCGGCCACCTGGGCGGTACGCGCAGCGGCTGCTGCTGGCGCCGGCGTGATGTCGCGCTCGACACGTTCGTCGGCCGGGTAGTCGCGCAGCTCCTCGATCGACTTGATGCCCTTGAGCGCGTCGGCGAACAGGTCGCGCGCGGCGAAGGCGAAGGCGCGCATCTGCAGCATCCGCTTCGGCGCCGTCTGCCATGGCCCCTGCTTACCGGCCAGGCCTGCCTTCTTCGCGTCTTCCATCGTGAAGGTCGTCACCACCGCCGAGCGGCCGCGCCGCTTCAAGGTGACGGTGCACTGGGTTTCCTGTTTGTCTTCGTGCAGATCCTCGAACTCGGGATGGCTGATCACCAGCGCGCGCATCGCATCGCCCCACACGCCCGGGCGGCCGTTGATGACCGAGATACCCTGCAGCGACTGCATCGGCTTGAGGCCCAGCTCGGCGCCAGTTTGCACGGCGACCAGGACGTTGCCGGGCTTACCGACGTAATCCTTCGGCACCATGTCGGACTTGGCGATGATGTTCGCGAACTCCATGGCTTCGGCCAGGTTGCGCGGGGCAAGGGAGAACGTCTGTTCGCCCGTGGTGGTGAGGTCGTTCATGGTTTCCTTCGTGGTTAAAAGCCGGTGAAGTAGGTGCGCACGGCGCGCGTGATTGCCTTGCGGCGGCCGAAGCCGGCGATCAAGCTCAGGCGGTACTGGTTGCGGAAGTGACGGATCATGGGTTGCATTCCCTGGGCAAGAAATCACCGCGCTGCGGTGCCACATAGCGCATGTAAGCGTCGTGCGCAGCCTCCTTTGTTGCGTGTGTTCCCAGGTACTTCGAGACGCCGCCGATATTGGCCTGCGCCTGCCAGCGGCCGCTCGGCAGCTTTGCGATGCCGCGCAGGCCATGGCGATTCTTGTGCACGCGGTTCGTGCTGTTCTGCTCGTCCGTGACGACGCGCAGGTTTTCGATCCGGTTGTCAGCCGGGTTGCGGTTGATGTGGTCGATCAGACCCTTCGGCCATTCGCCATGGAAGAGCGCCCAGGCCAGCCGGTGGCAGGCGATCTGCTTGCTCTGGAAGCGCACGCGCAGGTAGCCCTCCTTGTCCAGCGAGCCGCATGCAACGCCGGCAGGACGATGTTTCCCAGTGCCGACCCAAAGCACATCGCCCGTTTCGGGAACGTAGGTGAAGTGCTGCGCCAGCTCCGCCGGCGTGAAGTGTTCAGTGAAATTCAAAGCACACCTCTCTCGATGCCCATGCGGCGCGCGGCCAGGCGGGACGCCTGCTCGGCGGCCTGCTGCTTGAGGACCGATGCCTCGACGCGCACGCCTTCGAAGTAGTCGACGTTCTGCTCGGCGGTCGCCAGCTGCGCGCGCACCATGGCCAGGCGCAGTGGCTTCGTGGCGCGGCGCACAAGACGACGCAGGACGCGGACCGGGCCTCGGAGGATGCGGGCGGCGGTCATGCCTCCTCCGATTCACGCTCGGCCGTGACGGTGTCGCCATCGTTCAGTGGGTACCAGTTGCCGTAGGCTGTCTGAACCACTCGTCCGTAGCCATTGGTGCGCATGTTGCTGAGAAGGATGCGAGAGCGGTCTCCCTCCATCGCTTGCACCTGCTCGAGGGTGAATTCTTTGCCGAAGTAGGTCCAAGGGCTGTAATTCTTCGGCTGGCCGACCAGTTTTTCGCCATCGACCACGGCTTCGTGGCGCGTGAAGAAGCGATAGCCGGTAGCTTGACCGGGGATCGTCGCTGGCAGTTCGCGGCACGGCACCGGCCGGCTGCTGCTCTCCGCGAAGAATGTCCCTGGGTACAGGAACTCGATGTGAGTGACGTCCATTTCCCTACTCTCCTGGTTGGCGCCGGCGCGGCCGGCTCGGTTGTTATTCGTTTGCGGCTGCGAGCGCGGCGTCGGCCGCTTTGCAGAGCCGGCACATGTCCGCGTGGTGCGGCTCGGTGATGTCGTGGTCGTGCTTGAGCATGCGCACCGCGTCGACCAGCTGCTGGTGCGCGTTCCACACGGTGACCAGGCGGCGGGAATGCACCTCGCGGTCGACCTTCTGCTCGGCATCCAGGTGGACCGCGCTGGTCAGGACGGTGACTGGGAAAGCCAGGCCGCGGATCTCGCGGACAACTGGGTAGCCGGCATCGTCGAGGGTGAGCAGCGGGCTCATGGTCAGGCCGCCTTCGCGTCGATCGCGCGCTCGATGCGCTGCTCGTCCTGGGATTCCTTGCGGCGGCGGGCACCGGCCGCCATCTCGTTGCGCGCCTGGTGCTCGCCCTGGTCGAGGGCCAGCTGCTGCAACAGCGTGAGGAAGGCGTTCTTGCCCTGCGCGGTCTCGCGGATCAGCGCGGCCAGCGCCTGGTCGTCGCCGAGGAAGGTGCCCAGGTCTTCGATCATCACGGCGGTGTTCAGGCGGCTGCCGGCCTTGAGCGCGAGCAGGATCACGTGCGCCTTCTCGCGGGTCAGGCGGTCAAGCTCAGCTTGGTGTTGCAGGTCGTCGGTAGGGTCGTGCAGGGCCATGGTGGTCTCCAGTCGGCGGCTCGGGTTGAGCTCGTTTCGATGGAGATAATTTTAGGCATACCTAAAGACAAAGGCAAGAACTATTTTTAGGCATGGCTAATTTTGGTACACTGTAGTCTCCCTGCTTGGACATCGAGCGAGCGGCGCCGGCGCACAGGCGCAAAAAGCCCGCTCGTGGCGGGCATGGAGGATGGGATGGAACAGGTAGATTTGGGCAACGCCCAAGGTAGTGGCGTTATCGACCCTTGGAAACTGCCGCGTCCTTGGGAGTTGCGCGAGCGGGGCGACGTGAAACGGAACCTGCGCGAGGCGCGAGTCTGGGGGCGATACATCGCTCGGAGTTACGACCGAGGCTGCACAGGCTTCGACGGTGCTCTGTTGCTAGATCTAATCGAGCGCGCCAGGGTAGATCTTGAGTGGTTACGGATTTATGGAGGAAAGGTCGATGACGAAGCTCGCCAGCGTGCGCATATTAAGATTCAGGAGCAGCTGAGCGCCGCCGAAATAGGTGTCACCCGGCTTCTGGGCATTCCTTGCGAATTCGGGCAATATAGTCTTCGAAATAAGCCTTTGACCCATCCAATGTTCGCCACCATTCCGCCTTTAACGGGTCTGTATCGACGCGCATTCGAAAGTCAGCAGATGCCCGCTGAAGCGCCCACCCAAGAAAACGGGCGGGACCAGTCGACGGTACCTTCCGACCATTAATCCTGCAGGATGAGTTGGCGGTTTTGATGTCGTTCTTGAGCTCGGTCGTTGCCGCAACCAGTTGGTCCGTGCCAGCACTTCCTGGCCGGTCGGCGAGCATCAGCTCGATTCGGTTGCGAAAGCTCTCCATTACCTCCCGCGCCCAAATAGCCTCTTCGATTATCTCGTCCATTTTTCAGTCAACCTGTGGCGAATCCTGGTTTATTCTCATCCATTGAGCGCATCCTCGAATCGCGCTAGACTGTCCGCAGCACAGTAATCCCCTCCAAATCAAGGAAAAAATGAAAGAGCTACTCGATTACATTGAAAATGAAGCACGGGTAAATGCCGCCTTTCACATTGCCAATGCTGACAGCCTAACGAAAGAAAGTAATACCCTGCTCAATTTGCTGCTTGCGGGCGCGGGCGGCGCCTTAGCCCTTCTCGTGTCCCTACTCCAGAAGACCACACCCGCTCCGACGTGGCAATTGTGGGCAGTCGGCGCAGCCGCGGTCTACCTGTTTGCACTGGCCGGACTGGTTGTCCGCAAGTGCCTGTGGGTTCAAGACATCTGGCCGCCAGCGAACGATCCACGAAATTTTCCGCTGACGGGGTATTCGCTAGACCAGATCCGGCAATTTGACCTGGAGAACAAGCAGCGGTGCTGCGACAGCAACCGACTCCGAAATGAAGGCGTCGGAATATGGCTCAACCGCTGTCGCTCCCTGGCAGCTGCAACGCCGCTCGTTACCGCTTTGGTGGCGTTGGCTGCGGCTGTGGTTGCGGCCGGGGGTCTGGCTGCCTATTGGGCTGGTTGAATGGCTCTTCGCTCCGTCGGCCTGGCTGCGGCATTGGAATGGGATTATTCATTTCAGTAAGCATATTCTTCGTCTCCGTGCGGCATCCAGGCGTGCCGCGTCACCGTTAATCATCATCCTGCGGCAAATCGAGGTATCACATTGAAAGCGATTTTTCAATAAATGGTTTAAATCCCCGATATACCTTAGTGCGCCTGAAGCGACAAGCACTTTCGGAAGCAATACTTTCTTTACAGGAGGGGGTTATTTTCACGATCTCGACAGTCCCAGCGCGCGGCATTTTTATAACTGCTATTCCCAGCTTTCCATCGTCCGTCGGGTTATATGTTTCAATAATCGTGTCCGTTGCGACCTGGATCTTCTGATCGGCATTCTCGCGCACGTAGATCTGTGCTAACGCAAATACCTTATTGCATGTAGCCTTGTCATTACAGATAACGACAGAACTTTCCGCAGCCTCTATCTCTGCAGATATTTCCCGAAGTCGCTCAACCCTTTCTCGCTCGCGTTTCGCTGCGGCCAGTTCTTCCTCACGTGCTAACGCCGCATTCTTTAGATCGTTTTGACGTATCCATTCGGCCGCGAGTCGGTCTCGAGCCGCTTGGGATATGATGCCGCCCTCTGGCACGTCCACTATTCTGCCATCGACAACGTTAAATTCGATCGCTCCGTATTGGGTGCCATCGTAAGCACGGATATTCCCAGGGCGCCACACCACTTTGCCGGCGTGTCGATGAGTAGGTTGCATTCCCAGCAGCGCACTCGCTTCTTCGACTGACATGCCGTTTGTAACTAAATTGGCTTTTTCGCGCGCACCCTTAAAAGCTTGCGAAGCACAGCCGGTCAACATAGTCGAAGCAATGATAAGAATGGTCAGAAGTTTTTTCATTATTTTCCAGTTCGGCATCTTGGCGTTCCGCAGCGCCTAGAATGGTAATTCTGGCTCGCTTGGTTCAGGTAGCGTCGACCATTCCACTTCATCCAGGGCTAAAAGCGCAAATAGATACGCGTCTGCTTCAAATTGAGCCTTCGCCTGAACCCCTTTTAGTGAAGTTTCATTGCGCGCTACCAGCATCACAGGAAGGGCTAATTGCATTTGCAAGCGCACGATCAGCTGGTCGTCATGCAGCTGACCTCCCTCTACCAAAACAACCGCCATTCGAACCCCGCGAAGGCGCAATACGGAATAACGCATCTACAGACGTTCGCTTTCTTTCCGCACAATCCGCCCGATTACGATGCAGGCCTCGCCACGGCAGGTCTTACGCCCATACTTTCGCTGATCGTGATTATCCGACTTCAGATACCACTGGCCGCCGTCACGCTCCAGACGCTTTACGACCGGCTCACCCTCGTAGTTGACGGCGTACACGTAGCCGTCGACCATCTTTTTGTCGGCCGTATTGATAACGACCAGGTCGCCTTCGTATAACGTCGGCTCCATGCTCTCGCCCTTCACTACGATCGAGATCAGGTTGTCCTTGTAGTAGCCGTTTCGCATCATCCAGTCGGCTGGGACTGTCGTCGTCGATCCGTCATACCGCTCAGGCTCGACTTCGAACCCGCTGATGCCGGCCGAGAGCCGCAATCGCACTTTCGGAATGCGCACAAGGCTCGGATCGTCGTCATCGACAACGCGGACCTTGCGGAACGTACCTGGCGGCAGCCCGAAGTTACCATCTGGTCCAGGATCTGCTGGCGGGGGCGGCGGCGCCTCCTCGCCATGCAGTAGCCACCCTGGCGTTACGTCGAGCACCTGGCATACCTTCGTCAGGTTGATGCCCGAAAGCTCCTTGATGCCGCCATCCCCAACGCTCTTCTCCCAGTCGGTAACCGTCGGGTTCGAGACGCCGATAGCTTTCGCGAATCCGGTCTTGTTCAGGCCTTTGTCGAGGCGTGCCGACTTCAATCTTTGTTTCCATTCTTCCATTAGGTAATCCTAATACATTCGCTCTTCGGCATACCTAAAAATACCTTGCGTTTGATCTTAGGCATGCCTAAAATGCGAACTATGAATACTCCAGACCCCAACACCATCATCGACCGAATCGGAGGCACCTCCGAGACTGCTCGCCTGTGTGAAGTGAAGCCGCCCTCGGTCTCGGAGTGGCGTAGGACGGGCATCCCAAAGGCGCAGCTCAAGTTCTTGAAACTGGCGCGTCCTGAAGTATTCGACGCCGACGAGACCGGCGATCCGCCGGCGCCATCCCCTTCCTGATCACTCCTACGTCGAATGCGCGCTGAGACGCGCCAACCACTGCCGGCAAGGCGGTCGGCCTTCACAACGTCCATGGAGCAAGTCGAATTTCCCATGCTCGCATTGTCCCGCCCTAAAAGTTTCCCCGCCTCATTTGTTTCAAGGAAAACCACATGAACTACAAAGACGCCTTCCACAGAACCGTGCACCACACCCCTGGCGGCTGCGAGGCGCTTGCCGTGCGCATGGGCTACACGGCCGGCCTGCTGCGCAACAAGGCGAACCCGAACAGCTCGACCAACGTGCTGACCATGGACGACGCCTCCCGCGTGATGGAGATCACCGGCGATTACGAGGTGCTGCACGCCCTGGCGCGCGAGCACGGCTTCGTGTGCACGAGGATTGATGAGCAGCCTGCGGGCGACATGTCGGTGCTGGAGTCGACCACCGACATCTGGGAATGCCTGGGCGACCTGGGCACGGAGGTGAAGAAGGCCTTGGCCGACGGCCGTATCGAGCAGCACGAGGTCGACGCGATTCAGGCGGCCGCCTTCGTGATGTTCCGCCCGGTGATGCAGTTGGTCGCGCGCGTGAGCAGCATGGCTGAGCCGGTGCCGGCGGCGAAGAAAGCGAGGAAGTGATCATGGACGGCTCGATCATTGCAGTTCCGCGCTCCGCGATCGAGGCGAAAGCCCGGGCCGCGCACGCGCACGGCGTCAAGCGCGACGGCCACAACTTCAACTGGCACAGCACCGCCGCCATCGATGTCTGGCAAGCCGAATGGGATCGCTGCGAGGCTGAGGCCCACCAGCAGCTGATCGCCGAGTTGGCGGGGGCGTAGGCCATGACCGTGATCGCCGATATTCAGACGGCGCCGGCGCGCCCGGTGCTGCGCTACCACGGGGGCAAGTTCCGCCTGGCGCCGTGGGTCATCAAGCACTTCCCGCCGCACCGCTGCTACGTCGAGCCTTTCGGCGGCGCCGCCGGCGTGCTGGTGCAGAAGGACCGCGCCTACGCCGAGGTGTACAACGACCTGGACGGCGACATCGTCAACGTGTTCCGCGTGCTGCGCGATCGCGTGCAGTGCGAATTGCTGATTGCCCAGCTGCTGCTCACACCGTATGCCCGCGATGAGTTCGACGCCGCCTACGAGCCGACCGAGGATCCAGTCGAGCGCGCCCGGCGCACCCTGGTGCGCGCAGAGATGGGTTTTGGTTCCGCCGGCGCCACGAAGGGCACGACCGGCTTCCGCATCGACACCCGGCGCAAGCACGGCACGGCGCAGCAGCTCTGGGCCCGCTTCCCTGAATCGCTCGCTCGAGTATGCGCGCGCCTGTCGGGTGTGATGATCGAGAACCGCCCTGCCTCGACCATCATCGATCAGCACGACGCCGAGGACACCCTGTTCTACGTCGACCCACCCTACGTGATGGATACCCGCAACGTCGGGGCGCGCCACGGCCGCTATTACGACTGCGAGATGAAGGACGCCGACCACGTTCAGCTGCTGGAGCAGCTGCGCCAGGTGAAAGGCATGGTCGTGCTGAGCGGCTACTCGAGCGCGATGTACCTTGGCGCGCTGCAGGGCTGGGCCATGGCAACCACGGAAGCTCGAATCTCGGCGGCGCGCGGCACTGCCATGCGTACGGAATGCCTCTGGCTGAACCCGGCCGCGTCGCATGCGCTGAACCGCACGGGCCTGTTTGGACAGGTGGATCCATGAACTTCTACAAGCGCCACATCGGCGACTACATCAAGAAGGCCGGCCACCTGACGCTGCTCGAGCACGGCATCTACGCGCGCCTCATGGACGTCTACTACACGCGTGAGGCCGGCATCCCCGAGGATAAGGCTGCGCGCCTCATTGGCGCCAGGTCGAAGGACGAGCTGCAGGCGCTCACCAACGTGCTGGACGAGTTCTTCACGCTGGTCGACGGCACCTGGACGCAGAACCGCTGCGAGGAGGAAATCAGCAACGCCAGCGAGAAAGCGGAGAAGAACCGAACGAACGGCGCCAAGGGCGGACGACCGAGGAAAGTAGCAACCGAACAACAACCCAACGGAAACCCAAACGGTTTCGATTCTGGAAACCATGTGGGTTTTGAAAATAACCTTAGCCAGACTCCAGACTCCAGACTCCAGACAAAAGACCTTAGCGGCGGCGGCTCTCCTCAACCGAAGTCGGGCGAGGACGAAGACCGGCTTCCTGCTCGACCAACCACGGCCAGCGCCAGCATCCAACCCGGGCAGCGCGCCATCGCGATCGCCACCCTGCTGACCGGCGCCGGCGTGCGCAAGGTAACCGCGTTCCACCCCGCCGTCGCCGTGACCTGGGCCCAGGACGAGCGCGTGACCGACGAGCTGCTGCTGGCCGCCGTTGCTCGAGCGAAGGAATCGCTGGGCGACGAGCCCTTCCAGGTTCCGTACCTGAGCCCGATCGTGGTCGAGCTGCTGAACCCGCCAGCGCCGAAGCCCGCGAAGGTCGACACCCGGTCATGGAGGCGCACGCCAGCAGGTATCGAAGCCAAGGGCCGCGAGCTACGCATGTTCGCCCGTGGCGGAGAGTCACACGACGCCTTCGCCGCCCGCATCGAAGCTGAGATCGAGAAACGTCAGGGAGGAAAAGCAGCATGACCCACACCCATGAAGACCGCATCGCCGACCGACCGCAGCACCTGTGCGCCGCCTACGGCTGCCCGCTGATCGGCTCGATGTCGAGCAGCACCTCCGGCAGCACCGACTGGTGGTGCTTCGCCCACTTCGGCGTCAACGGTCCGCAGTTGCAGGCCATCACGTCCGAGCTGCACAGCCTCGAATGGCTGGCCCAGGCCGTGCACGACGTGCGCTTCCACGACAAGCCCGGCACCGAGGTGTCGCGTCGGGCGTTCGCGATCATCGAGCACCAGCTGGCCCTGCACCATCGCACAGACCTGCTCTGGACGCGGCCAAGCGCCGACGGCACCGTGCCCGGCGAGAAACGCTACCGCTGGCTCGAGCGGCTGGAGAACGCGCTCAAGGCGATGCTCGACGCCGCCGGCGTGCTGAACCCGAGCAGCTACCAGGCCACGCTTCCGATCGGCGGCGGCGCACCCGGGACGTTCGACAAGGTCGGCTTCGACATGCCGATGTAGCACCAACCACAACAACGATACGGAGAACCCCATGGAACGAATTACCGAATCACGGAATCAGCGCGAAGGCCACTTCGCCGGCAAGGTTTGGCGCTACAACGTCTCGCTCGGCCGCGGAAAGTCGCGCCGCGTCCGCGCTGGCCAGGATGGTCACAACGGAAGCCTGCGCGAGCGCATCCCTCCAGGCGGCTGGTACGGCGACCCTCTCGGCGGCGGATGGGGAGAAGAGGAATGATCATCATCGCCATCGACATCGGCACCCAAACCGGCTGGGCCCGCAGCTCGCGCGCCGGCAGCATCGCCAGCGGCAGTCAGAACTTTGCTGCCGGACGCATGGAGAAGCCCGGCCACCGCTGGCTCAAGTTCCGCGCCTTCCTCAACGACCAGCGCGCCCAGGCCGGCAACGACATCGGCGCTGTCTACTACGAGGACGTGAAACAGCACGCCGGCACCCTGGCCGCCCACGTCTACGGCGGCTTCCTCGCCTGCCTCGAAATGTGGTGCGCATCGAACAACGTCCCGCTGCGCCCGGTCGGCGTCGGCCAGGTCAAGAAGCACTGGACCGGAAAGGGCAATGCGGACAAGGCCGCCATGTGCGAAACGGCGCGTGCCAAGGGCTTCCGGCCGAAGGACAACAACGAGGCGGATGCGCTGGCGATCCTGTCGCTGGCGCAGTACCAGGAAGGCGTCGCATCGCCGGTAGCGGAGGCAGCGTGACCGCCCTCGCCCTCTGGCTCGCGCTCTCCCCGGTGGTCGGCCTGGTGGCCGGCTGCTGCATCCGTGCCGGCATGGTCGACCACGAACTGGAGGAGGCTGCACCTTGACCGACCGCCGTACCTACGACATCGGCTCCAGGCTTGAGAATTGGGCCAGGTGCTACCGCACGCAACGCCCGATCGAGGTCAGTCCGACCGGGAAGTTCTGCGACCAGCTGCGGCGCGAGAAGGAGGGTGATAGTGCAACAGGCGAGCGTCGCAAGCCGGACGAGGTCGACGCCAGGGTGATCGAAGACGCGATGCGGCACATCACCGACCGCGAGCGGAAGATGCTGGTCTACTGCTACATCGAGGGATATCGACCTGAGAAGGTCTGCCGTCTGCTTGGGCTCTCGCCCTACCCTGCACTCGTCTTCATCAACGCCTTCCGCCAGGCGCAGGCCGCAGTCGAGGCTGTGTCGAAATGCGACGAAAATTTCCACGATGCATAAAAATTTCTTGACCACAGGAAAACTCAGCAGTACATTCGCAACCTACAACTTGATTCCGCCCAGAAATGGTGTGTGTATAGGTTCCCTGCAGGGAGCCCCTCGCACGACCAGATGAAAGCCCGCTCCGAAAGGTCAGCGGGCTTTTTTGCATTCTGGCGTCCACGAACGTATGGAGGCGATCATGTGAACGAACCCGCGACCGAAGCGCAGCGCATCGGCACCGCTGCACCCCGCGCCATATCGTCGCTGTCAGCACCCTGCCTCATGGGAGCTTCGCGCCTCACCGGCGTAACCGGTGGCCACAACGAAAGCCGACTGGCTACTGGGGGTTCCTGGTAGAGCGCACCAGTCGGCTCCCGTGTGGCAAATCCCTGGTGTCTCCAATGCCGCTTGAACAACGGCATCTTCGCCCTGGCCTGCTTTGCAGTGCCCGGGCTTTTTTATTCGAGGTCCGCATGGCTACGCTCAGCATCACCCTGCAGGTGCACCACCGCTGGTGGTTCGGCCCGGCCCTCAAGCTGCTGCTGCTCGTGCACCAGGTCACGGGCTGGGCGCCCAGCACCAACACCATCCGCCGGCTGACAAACCTGGGCGTGCGCTGCACGGTCAGGCCATGACGGACGAAGCCCAGATCTACCGTGGGCTGCTGGTGCGCGCCATCAGCGGCCAGCGCCCAGCCATGGCCGTAGCAGTGGCCGATCCGGACAGGCTGGAGCAGCTGTGTGAAGTGCTGGCCCGCGCCGAGCGCGTCGCCGAGCTGCTGCACGTGCGCGGCTTCGGGCCGCGTGGGATGGACATCGAGCAGGTGGTGGCCCAGCTGCTGGGGTGCGAGGAGTCGAGCTGATGGCCTACTGCACCTACTGCGGCAAGGCCCATCCGTATTCGCTCTGTCCGCACACGTATGGCGGCAGCTCGGCGCGGGTCAACCTGCGCTGCACCTACTGCGGCAGCAATAAGCACACCGAGACGTACTGCCTGAGCACGGCAAGCGGCGCCGGTAACCGCCGTCGCAATCCGAATGGCGAGTTTCTGGACTGATGGAGCACGAATGAAGCTCACTACCTTGAAATCCCGATTACAAAAGGTCGGGCCGCGCCTTTCATCTCTGCCTGTCGCCGCCGGCACCGTCGAGCGCAAGCGCGGCTCGGCCGGCGTGCGTGACCGCGACCGGATCCGGAAGCGCGACTGCGGCCTCTGCCAGAACTGCGGTCACCTCGGCAGCGTGGTCGACCACAACAAGCCGCTGTGGGCAGGCGGATCGGATGAGGACGACAACAAGTGGGTCCTGTGCCCGGTCTGCCACGACGCGAAGAGCAAGGTGGAGGCGGCGCAGCGCGCGGCCAGCAGCTACGACCAGGACGCCGTGCGCCAGGTCCTGCACCAGGTCGGGGAGCAGCGCCGACGGGCATAAAGCACTGTGCAGAAACACAGTAGTATAAAATTGACGAAGCCGACGAGTGCGCTAACACTGGCCGGCTTCTAATCACATCAACCTGGCTAGAGGTTACCCGTGACTACCACGAATTCTACAGCAGGCATTGCCGCTCAGCTGCGGCCTTGCCTCATATGCGGCTCCAATGTAATAGGTCCGCGATCAAAGAAGTACTGCTCGAAGCGCTGCTGCTGGATGGCGCAAGACCGCAAGGCCGGAGCCGCTCCTATGCGTGAGTACGCAGCGGCCAGGCGGAAGCCAGCGAACTGGTTCAAGTGCCAGCACTGCGGCAAGGACGCTCACCGGAACATGAGTGGAACGAATCCTGGGCCGAACCGCTGGTGCTCGATGCAATGCCGGAAGGATGCAGCAAAGGACGCCCGGCCGGCACCCTACTCCCGTTGCTATGGCCTGTACTGCAGGACATGCCGCGCGCCATTCGTGTCCAAGACTGACAAAACGCACTGCAGCCGGACCTGCGAACTAGCGGCCGCCCGCGCTGCTACCCTGGCCGCAGCCTTGGCCGCGCACCAGGAGGCGGCAAGAGTCAATGCCTGTGAGTGTTGCGGGGCTCAGTTCTGCCCGCTGTATGGAGCCAGTCACGCCGCCCTGTGTGGGCCATGCGGACTCATCCGACAAAGAGAGCACAAGCGCACGCACCGGATCGCAAGAAAGGCCCGTCAACGCGGCGCCCAAGTCGAGGCAGTCAACCCTATGAGGGTGTTTGAGCGCGATGGCTGGCGGTGCAAGCTGTGCGGGATTCGCACGCCCAGGAGCAAGCGCGGCACGCAGGCTGATGACGCGCCCGAACTCGACCACATCATTCCGCTCTCAAGGAACGGTGAGCACTCGTATCGCAATACCCAGTGCACTTGCCGGAAGTGCAACGCGGAGAAGTCAGATCGGCCGCTCGGGCAGCTGCTGCTCATCGGGTAGCCCCCTCCCCATCAAATGTTTGGAGCGGTCTTGGGCGGACACCGCCTGCTTCCCCACGCGCGGAAAAAAGTCCCCTTTTTGATTTAGGAAATCAGCAAATGGCAGGCGTACAAGGCAAGAGCGGAGGGCCCCGCCCCAACTCTGGCGGCGCCCGTCCTGGTGCTGGGCGCAAGCCCAAGGCTGAGGCCTCGAAATCAGCAAATGCGAAGGCCGAGAAGGCGTCGTCGGTCGAGGTGAAGCTCGAGCACCAGCCCCGCGGCGGCGCGCTGAAGCGGAAGAAGGCGGTACCCGTTCCTGTCGAGGCCAGCGACATGCTCGACCTGCTGCAAAAGATCGCCCTCGGCCACATCGACGCGACTGCTGGCCAAATCCGCGCCGCGATCGCCGCGGTGCAGTACACCCACACGAAGCGGGGCGACGGCGGGAAGAAGGACGAGAGGGCTGACAAGGCGAAGTCGGCCGGCGCCGGAAAGTTCGCTTCGGCCGCGCCGCCGCGCCTGGCCGCTGCCGGCGGGAAGAAGGTCTAAATGGTCGAGTGGACAACAGCGTGCCCTGACTGGGCGGATAGATTGCGCCGTGGCGATTCGATCATTCCCCCGCCGATCTTCCCTGAAGAGGCTGAAGCCGGTCTGGCGATCATGCGCGACCTGCGCATCGTCGACGCACCCGGCAGTCCCAGGATGGATGACGCGTGCGGGCAATGGATCTTCGACCTGGCGGCTACCATCTTCGGCGCCTACGATGCCGAGAGTGGGCGGCGGCTGATCACGGAGTGGTTCGTGATGCTGCCGAAGAAGAACTTCAAGTCTGGCTTGGCCGCATCGATCATGCTGACTTGCTTAATCCGGAACTGGCGGCAGTCGGCGGAATTCACGATCCTGGCGCCGACGTTGGAGGTGGCGAACAACAGTTTTGGCCCCGCCCAGGACATGGTGCAGTACCAGCCGGACGAGGAGGACAGCGACGAGCCGAACGAGCTGGTCGACCTGATCCAGGTGCAGACGCACGTTAAGACGCTGACCCACCACGAAAAGCGGGCGAAGCTCAAGGTGATTGCCGCCGACGAGAAAACGGCAGCAGGTAAAAAGTCGGTCGGAACGCTGATCGAAGAGCTGTGGCTGTTCGGGAAGATGCCGAACGCGAAGGAGATGTTCCGGGAAGCCCTGGGCGGCCTCGCGTCGCGGAAGGAAGGCTTCACGATCTACATCACAACGCAGAGCGACGAGCCTCCCGCCGGCATCTTCAAGGAAAAGCTGCAATACGCGCGCGACGTGCGCGATGGGAAGATCCACGATCCGCAGTTCCTGCCAATCATCTACGAGCACCCGCCCGAGATGGTCAAGCGCAAGGAGCACCTGAAGCTGGAAAACATGGCGATGGTGAACCCGAATATCGGGTACTCGGTCGACGACGCCTTCCTCGAGCGCGAGCACCGGAAGGCAACGATCGAGGGGGAGGCCTCGCTTCGCAGCTTCATGGCGAAGCACGCCAATGTCGAGATCGGCTTGAACCTGCGCTCCGACCGCTGGGCCGGCGCCGACTTCTGGGAAGAGGCGGCCGACAAGTCGATCAACCTGGATACCCTGCTGGCGCGCTGCGAAGTCGCGGTGGTCGGCATCGATGGCGGAGGCCTGGACGACTTGCTGGGCCTGGCCGTGCTGGGCCGCGAGCGCGGTACCGGGCTATGGCTGCTGTGGTGTCACGCCTGGGCGCACAGGATCGTGCTGGAGCGCCGCAAAGAAATCGCATCAAAGCTGGAAGATTTTGAGAAGGACGGCGACCTCACCATCGTCGATAAACCAGGCCC